TAATAGCACTTTGCACAAAATTTTCTTCCCCAATGCCTCAATCTTTGTGCATTTTGCCAATAGACACAAAATATAGTACCCACACCCCATAGGGTAGGGGAGTGGGCACTGGATGCGGTATTAGTTGGCACTAGCCGGATACACGTTGGATGCCTGGGACACGTAATAGCCGGATACACGTTGGATGCCTGAACATATATACATAATTATGCAACATTATTGCTAACACATTAATATTGAAAGTAGTATAATATAGACAACGAAAGAAATAAGAAAGGCTGGTTGACAAATGAAAAACATGACCTATTTTGAAGTGTTGCAAAATATCATGGCCATCGGAAATGATATTGACTATGCGGCACATGCCCTTGCTTTGAGCGACTTCTGCCCGAGTTTTAGGGCTAAACAGAATGAATGTGACCCACTTTGTGATGATTGCACCGAGTGCTGGAAAAAACAGTTAGAAAAGGAGGTGCACAAAATTGAGATATGTGGATATACTGTGTGAAAACATCCAGTTTGAAAGTGAGGTTGAACCATGGAAATCCGTAAATTTATCATCGAACTGCACCCCGATGGAAAAATGACGTGGTGTGAATTTGAAGAGCAACGAGATTATATTCCGGGCATGTCGGCAAAGAAGTTTCAAGAGGCGGTCTTAAAGGCCAGGCAAGATGTGATCGGCAAAGTGGTTTCGTGTCATCTACTCGAATCCGATTATGGAAAAGGTATTTGTGAAGGGGCGAAGTACATGGAGCAAAATTTGAAATATTTATATTGAGTCGAAACGGCCCTATGGGCCGTCTACCGGGACCGCTCGCCCGGTACTGATGAGACAGGGCAGAAAGGAATAAGTACCATGATGAAACGTACCAACAAGAAGTCCACCAACAAGAAGACCAGCAAGCGGAAAATCAACTACATCGACTTGCCCAACATGGAGAATGAAGTCGAGATTGAAGACGGTGCAATGTGGCTGAAAAGCGGCAAATATGACTCACCGTCGGTCAGTGTCAAAATCTCGGACGACGACACGTTGTCTGACTGGATGCGCAGAATTACCCTGCGCAACGTCGTTTTGACCGTCGAGGAAAACGACAAGGGGTACCCGGAGTTGGTCATTTCCGGCCAGAGCGACGAAGACGAGGAAGACGACGCGGGTGACGAGTGAGCAGTTCGTCCCTCTTCCAGATGAAGATGATTTGCCGTTTTGACGGTGGGCGGCCTCTGGCCGCCCTTATTTTATAGGAGGTGAACCGCTTGAAACGAAACCAAAACAAAGCCACTCTTATTGAATGCGACGACCCAATGTTGTATCTTGCCACCGCGATTGTGTATAGCGGTGTCGTTGCAAAGGATGTAGCTTTTTTCCGGTCATCCTGGGCAAAAACTGTGTTCGACGGCCTGGGCATTGATGCAAACCCCCTGGACTGGTATTATATGATCATGGATAGAAAGGAGCGTACAAAGCATGGCAACCGGTGCAGCTAAAGCACGGGCAACCCTCAAATATAGCCCAGAGCTGTACACCCCGTACGCCCTGGAATCCTGGCCGGACAGCCAGATGCGTAAGGAATATACGCGCTTGCGCGATATTGCCCAGAAACGCTTGAAACGTCTATCACGGGACCCTATCAGCGGAACCAGCGACGTCTACAAAGAATTTGCCGGGGGGTTTCCGACCATAAAGGCAATGCGCGGGGACAGAAAAGCATTGGAGCAAGCGCTTGCAGATGTGGCGCGGTTTGTTCGTTCCAAAGGCTCCACCGTAGGCGGTGCCCGGGAAGAGTTCAAACAAAAAATGAAAGCAGGCGGAATTGATACCGCCGATGTACCCGAAGATCAGTACACGGCAGTGTCTGAATGGTGGGAGATCGTTAAGGCATCCGGCGTGTACTACTATCCTTCAGACCAGCCGGTCATGTACTGGCGGGAGAAAGGCGGCTATAATGTCAGCATTGACGACTTTGTGGAGTGGCAACAGGGAGAAGTGAGCTATGGAAAAGACTGGGACTATAGCGACGGCAGCAGCTCCGCCGACTTGTGCGGAGGTTTTGGCGGAGGCTTGTAACTACAACTCTGTCCCCTGGCTCATGGAGCACCTGGACCGCAAGCACACCAAAGGGAAAAAGCGCAAAACCAATAAAAAGCGCTTGTATGTAAATGCACCGTGTGCATTTGATATTGAAACAAGCCGGGTATGCGTAGACGCCGATGGCAACCCACACACCATAATGTATATATGGCAATGTCAACTCGGCCTGGATATTACCATCATAGGCCGAACATGGGATGAATGGATTAAATTCACAGGCGAAATCAGTGATTACTTGCAGGCCAACAGCGGCCCACAAGGTGACTGGTACCTGTGCATGTACGTGCACAACCTGGCCCATGAATTTCAGTATTTATCGGGGGTCCTGGATTTTGGGCCCGGCGATGTGTTCGCAAGTAAACCCCGCCGGGTGCTGAAATGCGACAACCGATCAATAGAATACCGGTGCAGTATGAGACACAGTAACTTGTCCCTGGATGCATGGGGTAAACAGCTTGGCGCTCCTCATGCAAAGCTGACCGGCGCACTTGACTACTCCAAAGTGCGGTACCCCTGGACCCCTCTGTCTTCTGCTGAACTGGCGTACTGTATAAATGATGTGCGTTGCATTGTGGAATGCCTTTTGATCGAGATGCAGCGCGACGGGGATGACCTTTATACTTTACCGCTGACCCGCACCGGGTACGTCCGTCGCATGGCCCGGGAAGCAATGTACAAATGGGGCATAAAACGGGTCAAGCGACTGTTGCCGTCATGGGACCTTTACCAGATGATGCGGGAAGCATTCCGGGGCGGAGACACCCACGCAAACCGCTACTATGTGGGGCTACACCTGGAAAACGTGGGGTCCGTGGACATGTCCAGCGCCTACCCTGCTACTCAATGCGAATGTTACTTCCCTATGACCCCATTCCGGCAGGAACCGGCCACCGTCGGGCGTCTCATGCAATGCATGAGGCACGGGAAAGCGTGTCTCATGCGCTTGCAGGTAAAAGGCTTGCGCCAACGGTATAAGTGGTGGGGGTTCCCATATATCCCCCTTGCAAAGGTCCGGCACTGTGAGGGATATATAAACGACAACGGGCGGCTACTTTCGGCAGATCATTTCGAGATCACCATAACAGATATCGACTTTCGCATTATCGCAAAGGAGTATGACTGGGATGCACTAAATGTGCTTGACCTTTTCACGTCCGACTATGGCAAACTTCCAAAGCCCTTGACGGACTGTGTAAAAGACAGCTTCACCGGCAAAACGTCCCTCAAAGGTATACCAGGACAGGAACTTTACTACGTAAAATCCAAAAATGATTTGAATAGCTACTATGGCATGACCGCACAAGACCCGCTACAGCTGGATACTCTTTTCGATGAGGACGACCCGGACAACCTGTGGAGCGAATGCGCCGACGACCCGGAGGGCAGCTATAACGACCATTGCCCGCACCTTTTTCTCCCCTACCAATGGGGCGTATGGACTACAGCCCACACCCGGAAACGTCTTAAAATTGCGCAATGGGCAGCCGGTAAAAACGGTGTGTATTGCGACACAGACAGTGTCAAATATTTGGGTGATATTGATTTGTCGGAATTTAACAGGGCCGTGAAACGGCTTGCAAAAGACAACGGCGCTTGCGCTACTGACCGTAAAGGCAATGTGCACTACATGGGCGTGTATGAGCAGGAACACAGCTATGCGGAGTTTATGACGTGGGGTGCAAAAAAGTACGCGACCACCTACACCAAAGGCGGCCCCATCACTACCACCATAGCAGGAGTGAGCAAACGCAAAGGCGGCTTAGAGCTGTCACTCTGGGGCGGTTTTGATGCATTTAAGCCCGGATTTACTTTCTGTTTGGCAGCCGGCAACTGGGTAGTGTATAATGACCGGCCAAACGTGCCTGACTTTGTGGTTGACGGCCATACAGTCCATATTACCAGAAATTTGTGTATCTGTGATAACACCTATACTTTAGGCATCACAGACGAGTATGCAAAAATACTCGGATACAAGATCATGGAGGTGGTTTAATGATTAGGCTATATACAGACGACGGATGGCCAAACTTTTCAGAGGAGGACGGTATCTTGTCCACCGGCGCACCCATAATTTTTATATGGGGAGGGCGCGGAACCGGCAAAACATATGGTGCACTAAAACACGTGCACCAGACCGGGGAGGAATTTTTGTACCTACGTCGCACCCCGCAGCAGGCGGAACTTATTTGTGCATCGCCCAGTATGTGGCCTTGGTCACCGCTGAATGACGATTTGCAAACACACTATGCGCCATTCAAGCTGCCCAAAATCGCAGGGTTGTATGAAGTGGGTAACGCCGGGGCATACACCGACACCGGTAGCCCCATCAAACCGGCACAGATGTCCGGTGTGGTGGGTAGCGTTGTCACCCTGGCCCGTACTCGTGGTTTCTCCAGTCCACACACCAATATCATTATTTTGGACGAATATCAGAAAGAGGAATCGGACTATTACAGGCGCGGCGAGGGTGTAGGCCTGGCAAATATCTATGAAACGGTCAACCGTAACAGAGAACTGCAAGGCAAAAAGCCATTGACCTTGCTTTGCATGTCAAACGCCGTTGGTATGGCAAACCCCTATTATATGCAATGGGAAATTACCGATACTGTAGAAAAGATGATCGGCAAAAAAGAGCGTGTCAAGCTGCTGGCAGACAAAGGTATTTTGCTTATTGACTTGGTAGATAGTCCCATAGCAAAAGAGAAAGCAAGCACCGCATTGTATCGGTCCATGAGCGGCACAGACTTTTACAGATCGGCCATTGAAAACCAATACAGCGCAGAGGAAAAAAGCCTGGTGGTGTCCCGGCCCTTGCGGGAATACTATCCCTTGGTGCAGGTGGGCCGGTGCTGTATCTATGAGCACAAAAGCAAACCCCTGTACTATGTGTGCAGACACCGGTCCGGCAATATGCCGATGTACGGCACCGGTGAATTTGAACGGAAACGGTTTCGGGCTGCATATGGCTATATTTGGCCCGCCTACCTGCAAAGGAAGATCGAATTTGAGCGCTACTCAGATGAAATCTTCTTCCGCGAATACTGCGGGGCTTGACAATTTTGCACAATCGAATATAATGAAGATAATCCCCGGTGCCCATAGGCAGCCTCCAGAAGAGGCGGGCAAGCGTTAGCCAGCGCAAGAACCGGGGATTTACTTGTACCTATAGGAGGTGTGTATAATGGATTTGAGCAGTTTGATGCAGGCTATTTCCAATGTAGGGTTTCCCATCGCCGCTTTTTTGCTGATGTGGTATCAGTGCAATACTGTGGTCAAGGAGAACACCGCCGCAATTACGGAAATGCGGCTGGCCCTGGATGACCTGAAAAAGGAGGGGTGACCGATGGGTTGCTATGTTATCTTTGCCGATACTGTAAGCAACGAGCGCGCTTTTTTGCTGGCTGACCTATGCAAGCGCTTGCAGATCGACTACTACAGCGAGTACACCGACAGCACCAAAACCGCCCAGTATTGCGCGGTGGGGCCTGTCACCAAAGGAGATAAGGATCAGGTAGTTAAATGCCTGGCATCTGACAAATACGTTGTAATGGAGGCGATTAAAGTTGAAAATCAGTGAGAAAGCGGCCCTTGCGATGGCCGGTTATACCAAAGCAGAGATCGAGGCCATGGAAGCGCCGAATCCGGCCCCGGCACCCTCTGTGCAGAATCCGGCCCCGGCTGTGCAGAATCCGGCCCCGGCTGTGCAGAATCCCGTTATTCAGCAGGCCCCCGAATGGTTCAGAAAAGGCCCTGAAAGTACCCAGACCGGTGGGCAGTATGACGGCCTTGAAACTCTGCTACAGCAGATTTTGCAGGGGCAGCAGGCCAGCACCCAGGCCATGCAGGCCATGACCCAGACCATGCAGGCAAATGCGGTGGGCATGGGTGTGCAGCAACAGCCCGCAGCTACCGCCGATACCATCACGGCCCGCATTATCGACCCTACTTATGGAAAGGATGTGAAGTAATATGCCCCTTGGTATGGATTTTGCGGATATTTCCGCGATTTTGACCGAGATCAACAAAATTGCGACCGGCCAGGAATCCACCACACCTATCGTGGACACGTCCACTTTCACCAGCGTTGCACAGGCCACGCTGCTGACCGGCACCGACAATTACACCAGGGCCATTTCCCAGGTCCTTGGCCGTACCATCTTTGCGGTCCGTCCCTATGATGCGCCGATGCGCAATCTTCAGGTCACCGGCGACGACTGGGCAAACCACCGTCGCAAAATCAACTTTTGCGATTCTGACCCCGTGACTGATAAGGCATGGGCGCTAGTTGATGGCCAGTCTGTGGATATGTACGAGGTGCACAAGCCCAAAGTGCTTCAGACCAACTACTACGGGCAGACCAATTACAGCCGAGTTTATACCCAGGCAGATACCCAGATGGAAGCGGCATTCAAGGGCCCCGAAGAACTGGCGCAGTTCTGGTCTTCTTTCGTCCTGCATCTGTCGAACCAGATCGAGAGCGACCGGCGCAACCTGGCCGCCAACCTGATGGCCAACCATTTGACCGGCATGACCGTCACGAACCCGGACAGCGTTGTCTATCTGCTGGATGAGTACAACGCCCAGCAGGGCACCAACCTTACGGTGCAGGACGTGTACAAGGAAGCGAACTTCCCCGGCTTTGCGGCTTACGCATATGGACGTATCAACGATATTTCCCGTCTGCTCAAGGAGCGCTCCATCAAGTGGCACCAGAATTGGACCATCGGCGGCACTAAGTATGACCTGATGCGGCACACCCCGTATGATCGGCAGCACCTGTATCTTTACAGCGGCACCCAGAGCCAGATTGACGCCAAAGTTATTCCGCAGGTTTACCATGACACCCTGCTGAAATACCGGGACGCGGAACTGATTACTTTCTGGCAGAACATCGACGAGCGCGACCAGATCAGTGCCACCCCGGTAGTCACTACCACCGAGGGTGTCGCCCAGAAAAATGCAGCGGTGCAGCTTTCCAACGTGTTTGGCTGCCTGTTGGATTTTGACGCTATCGGCTACACCCCGCGTCTGTCCCGTATCGTCCCCACGCCGATGAACGCCAGGGGCCTGTACACTAACTTTTGGTGCCATTATGGGTGGAGCTGGTACGACGACTTTACCGAAAATGCGGTGCTTTTCCTGATGACGTCCGGCGACGTTACCGCGCCCGGCAGTCTCAAGCGCGCTAGTCTGCTGAAATCCTCTACCACTAAAGAGGCCGACCCGGCGAAGTCCTGATCATCGGCGGGCATCTGCCCGCCGATATTTTATAAGGAGGTGCCACGTGCAAGCAACCTTTTATGTTTTCCCAAAGCGCACCAACAGCACCAAACGCCCCACCAGCGGCACCCCGTATAACATCGAGGTTAAGTCCCCCTGTAACATTATCAATCCTGAAATCAAGATTGCCACCAATGCAAACCCGACCGGGTACAACTACTGCTTTATTCCTACGTGGTCCCGGTACTACTGGGTGAAAAACTGGACGTTCGCAGATGGACTGTGGACCGCTTCTCTGGTGGTGGATGCTCTGGCAAGCTACCGGGACCAGATCGGCAGCAGTACCCAGTATGTATTAAGATCGTCGGCGCAGTATACCCCCACGGTGTGCGATACCCTGTATCCTACTACTGCTCATGTTACTACAAAAACGATTTACGCCAATGACACTCCCTTTACCGATGATTTGGAACACCCATCCAGAGGTTTTTTTGTGGTAGCAGTCAATGCCCCCGGGTATGTGTCTTTTGGTGGTTCCGTGTTTCTGGCTATGAGCGGCACCACGTTTGGAGCGTTGATTGACGCGCTGTTAAGTGATACGGATTACCTGGATATTGACGCTGAGGAAATCAGTAGCAATCTGACAAAGGCACTGTTCAACCCTATCCAGTACATTTCAAAAGCGTTCTGGCTGCCTGTAGGTAATGCCGCTATCGGGCAACCTATTACAGAAATTCCCGTTGGCTGGTGGAAACTTCCCGGTGTGGGTAATGCTTTTGTGGTGCAAGCTGGGAATGACAAAGCAAGCTATACATTTTCAATTTCAACCCCGCACCACCCGGAAAACATTACCCGGGGCGTATATGTAGATGGTGCCCCGTATTCTGACTACACCCTGTACTGCCCACCGTTTGGGGAAATCAAACTTAACGCGAATCTTTTTGTACAGCAATCCACGTTATATTGTAGGCTGACCGTTGATTTTTATACCGGGGATGCAGTTCTGGATTTGTCTTTTTCGAATGATTTTTCCACCATCGTTTATAGCACGTCCGGTTCCATTGCGGTATCTGTGCAGCTTGCGCAGATAGCTACAAACGTAGATGAAGTGGCATCTGTAAGCGGTTTGATTCAAAGCGCTATTGGAGCGGTAGCCGGTGGAATTTCGGCATTTTTCAGCGGTGGTGATGTTCTCAACGGGATTGCGTCGGGTGCGCAGCAGACGACGGTGCAGAGTCAATCTAAAGGTGGCGTGTCCAGCGTCGCAAAATATGGAATCAAGCCATATATCACCGGGCGGTTTTATGACCTGGTGAACGACAACAACGAGGACCACGGGCGGCCCCTATGCAAGCGGGTGCAGTTGTCCAGTATCCCCGGATATATCATGGTAGACGACCCGGATATATCCTTGCCCGCTACGGCAGCAGAGATTGACAGCGTTAAAAGCTATCTCAAAAACGGTTTTTTCTATGAGTAAAGGAGGTGCATATTATGGCATATAAGCAGAGTATTACGGATATGCCGACCATCACCGTGACCGCCGGGTATCCGGCGTACCCCGATGGTACGTCCCACCGGGGCATTGACACGGTGCACGGTGACCACAAGGCTTTCGCCCCTGCCTCTGGTACTGTCGTAGTAGCCCAGGTATGGGACGGTCACACCATCACCGGGGACCAGTCTTGGGGAAACATGATCAAGGTGCAAATGGCAGATGGCCGCACCTGGCGTGCGGCTCATTTTGCAAGCCAGCTCTGGCACGTTGGCGATACCATCACCAAAGGCGACTTTATCGGCACCCAGGGCGAAACCGGCAACGCTACCGGTATTCACACGCATTGGGAATATGCCACCGCAGGTGGTGCGCTGCTGGACCCGTCCGCAATTATCGGTGTCCCGAATGCCCGGGGCGTCTATGATGTGGAATGGGACGCAAGCGTTGACCCCGGCCCGGACCCGGACCCCGACCCGGACCCCGACCCGGGGCCCTGGCCCTCTGGTAAAATTCCGGTATGGCTCATGTTTAAAATGGCGAAGAGGGGGCGTTTACTGTGAGCGCACCACCTTATAGCTATGAGCAGGTCAACGCCTACACGTCCCCGGTCACTCCATCGGTAGTACATACAAAGGGTAACGCTCTTTCGTACTATTTCAGGAAGTATCTTTTCCTGGAAGCGGCGTCTATGGTGAAATGGACACCGCCCAATACCTGGCCGCAGAACCGTCTTGAATACTTGGTTTTCGGGGAAGGCGGTGTATCTGTATTCAACACTGATCGGTACGGTCTTGTATATGATCACATGGGACTAACAGGCATGAATGTGTTTTACAACCCGACGCACTCGTTAGTTGCCAACCCCTTTATTAAGGGTACAAAGTATTTGCAGATCGGCAAGCAATGCGAAATCATCCATCTACAGCCGGACTACCGGGGCATAGTTGACATCGTGGCCTACTATGGCGATATGATGGCCCTTGCGGCCCAGACCATCCAAAGCAATTTGATCAACAGCCGCCTTGCATACGTGTTTGCGGCTGGAAACAAGGCGGGGGCCGAATCTTTTAAAAGGATGTTCGACCAGATCATGCAGGGCAACCCCGCTGTATTTGTCGATTCTGCTTTGCTCAAAACATACAAAAGCGGTTCCTCTGGGCAAGCACCGTGGATGTACTTTGCAACGGACTTGAAAGGCAATTTTATTACCAACGAGCTGCTGACGGCTCTAAAGACCATCAAGGCTCTTTTCGATACCGAAGTGGGAATTCCCAACACAAACACCAGCAAGAAAGAAAGAATGCTGACCGATGAAGTCAACTCCAACAACGTGGAAACGGCCACTAAGGCGTCTTTGTGGCTGGATAGCTTGCAGCGGGGGTGTGAACGGGTGCACAAGTTGTTTGGCCTGGACAAATCTACTTTGTGGGTAGACTGGAGATTCCCGCCCGATACCGGTACGCAGGAGGTGACCACCGATGCACGCAACACTCAGCTTTGACGGGCTTTTGATCGGGTACCCGGCTTTGTTTGACGGATTACAGGTGCCGGAGGGAGTGGAAAAAGATGTTGTCATTGAAAACCTGCTGATCAGCACCATGGAACTGGAAGTAATGATCAGCAGCGGGCCGGTCATGGCCCGGGCACTGGCTGCCTATTCCGCCATGATGCTGCCTAGCTGGACCCGGTACGCAAAGGCGCTGGGCCTGGAATATAACCCCCTGGACACCGACGAGCGTACAAGGACCTTGGAGCATTCCGGGGAAGATAGTAATACCAGGTCCCCGAACCTGACCACCACGGGCCGGAACGATGGCAGCGATTCCACAACCCGGGAAGTCGCGGGGTTCGATTCTGCGCAGCTACAAATGGCGGAGAAAAACACTACTCAGCTTGGGACCGGTAACACGATCACCAGCAGCGGCACCGATAAGACCGAGGGCACCAATAAATACACCGATACCGAAACCTATCAGGGCAGGGCCGGTAAATCGGCGCAAAGTCTGGTGACAGCAGAAATAGCCCTGGCATCTGAAAACGTCGTTGCCAAAATCGTTGACGACATCAAGCAAGAATTTTGCTTGCTTGTATATTAAGGAGGTGACAACATGGGTGTATTTCACGGGTACCCATACACAAATTTCCATGATTTGAATCTTGACTGGATTTTGCAGAAAATGGGTGAGTTTTCCGACAAGCTGGAAAATTTTATCAGTCTGGCAACCATCAAGTATGCAAATCCGCTTTTGTGGGATATTACCAGCCAGTACGAAGAAAATACGGTTGTCGTGGACAAGAACGGCAATGCATATTTGTCTGTGCAGCCGGTACCCTCTGGTGTCTCCCTGGAAAGAACCGAGTACTGGACCAAAATCGGCAATTTCGATGAATTGTGGGGGTCTATCAAGTCGGCTATCACGCCGTTCGATGAGAAACTTAAAACGACCGCGAGTGCTGACCGGGGAATTAATACTCTGGTATGGCTTGATAATGACCTATACCGGGTTATCCAGTATATGCAGATCGGCACCGAGTATGTGCCGGGCACCAACTGTGTGGAAACCAGCGTGAACGAGATTTTCGCGTATATTCTGGGTCTTGACCATGCAAAATATGAGGATGAAACCGAGACTCTCATTCTCGGATTTTTCGAGGACGCGAATAAAATTGTTGTCGCAGGAGACACACACGAGTACAACCCCGCTACACAAACAATCAAAATCGTAGGAAGATAAGGAGGAAATATCATGCCTGATGTATCTATTTTCAACGTTGCCGGTACAGCAATCAACGTCAAGGACGCCACGGCCCGGAGCCAGGCGGCCAACGCGCTTTCCACCGCACAGGGTGCCAAAAGTACGGCGAATACTGCTAACACCACCGCACAGAGTGCAAAAACTGCCGCAGCGACGGCCCAGGAAACGGCGACAGCGGCCAAAACTGCGGCAGATAGTGCCAAAAGTACGGCGACAGCGGCCAAAACTGCGGCAGATAGTGCCAAAAGTACGGCGACCACTGCTAATAACACGGCAAATACCGCGAAAACCACCGCAACACAGGCGCTCAACCTGGCGCAGAGCATCGAGGATTTGACCAGGGTGGAAGTGACCTATGAAAGCGCTTCCGAAACTATCAAAATCACCAACGGGACCCACGGGACCCAGGAAAGCTAAGGGGGTGTGATCATGCCCAATGTGAAAAATATCAAGGTGAGCAACACCAGCTATTCGGTATATGACGTGGACGCCCATACCAAAATCACCCAGCTTTCCACGTCCATGAACAGCAAAATCGAGGACCTACAGCAGGACCTGGACGCCGAAACGTCGGCACGTACCCAGGCTGTGAAGAAGCTGGAAAATACCGTTGCGGCCCTTGAAAAGCAGACTGCTACATTTGCCAATGTGAAAGAGTATGGGGCGAAAGGAGACGGAACCACCGACGATACGGCCGCCATTAAAAAGGCCATTGCAAGCGGCCTGGACCTGTTTTTCCCCGACGGCACGTATAAGATCACCCAGGCGGTCAGCCTAGGTTGTCCGCTCATGGCGGATGGTGCTGTTCTGCTGGCATCCGGCGTCACGGTGACGATGGAAGCGCCCCTGGCGTCCTGCAAGCTGCATTTCAAGCGTGCGTCGGGTGGTAAATACAACGTCACCGCGGGGCAGATTTTGGGAGACTGGTTCATTGACACCGACTTGTCCGACGTGTTCCGGGGTGGTGCACTGAATAGCTTTTCTGGCACAATTTTGTTCCCCTCTAAAGGTTCGTGGGGCACCCCGTCGGGAAAAGTCACTGCTACTACGCCGTACCATGTGACCAAAAAAATCTACATGGAAAGTCATGTAAGATATGACTTTTGCGGTGGAGTTATTGCTTTCGATACGTCGGCTGCCTGTATTTCGGCATCCAATGGCGCGCCGGAACGGTCCTACCTGGTCAACGCCACACTATGCGCTACCGTCGAAAGTGTCGGGCAGTTCACCGAGGTGGTAAAATGCGGGCGTATCTTCTTTGACAGTTTCCATTGCATCGGTGGCCGTCGTGTTGGATACTATAAAAACACGGTCAATGTGCAGGTATCCAACATCGTGCATGACTGTTTCTACAGCAGTTCCGAGGGCTATTGCTCTTTCGTGCTGGATGAAACGTCGGGCGGTGTGACTGGCATTTCCGGCAATGCTTCTATCCGCTTTTATAACTGCATTTCCAGCATGAGCAGTTTATCAGGCGACAGCTCACAGTTTATCATTTACAACAGTAATGATATCCGAGATATTTTCATCGATGACTGCGAATGTGCCAGTCCTAGCTATGGTATCCAGATCAACAGCTCCGGGACGGGTGTAACAGCATGGAACATCTTCATTCGAAACTACGTTGCAGACCAGTGCACCAGATGCATCTATTGTACTAACCTGGGCCGCTCACTCGTTACTCTTGATAGCTGTTATTTTAACGCCCATGATAGATGCGTAGAGTTTGTCAACAGCGCGGGCTCTGTTACTAACTGCCAGTTTATCGGAGATCGGGAAAGCGTAGGCATTGCTGTAACTAACAGCCAGGGTGTAATTATAACCGGAAATATGTTTCAGTCCATCGACCACCCGATTGTGTGTAGTGGTGGGTCTGCTTGTCAGATCGGTTTTAATACCGTTAACCGTAGGGCCAAATGGGCAGATGACTACGCTTTTAAGTTCCTTGGTACTTCCAATGGTAACCGGGTTATCTGCAATACTATTATCCCTGCTACAGCGGATAAATACTATACGGCAGCTTTCAGATTTGAAAGTACTTGCTCCGGGAATATCATCGGACTGAACCGGGTGTCCGGTACCGAGTTGAGCAACGAGGAAGCAGACCT